CCCACATCTTATTTTGCTCTACCCAATCTGTAGCATCTCCTACTCTCTTCTGCGTTCCTATCAATAGCATCTTAGCATCAGGAAGTCTCATTGGCATCACAACTCTACGAATGTAATGTATAACCTTCTCGTCACTTAAATTTGGAAACTCTTGCAATACATCGTCCAGGATAATCATATGAACATGAGGACCTTCCAATGCCTTACCAATACTTGCTGCATGAACCCTAGACCCATTATTGAAATACTTAGCACCCTTACGCCATACTGCTTTCCTGTCGTCTGTTGTTTTAACATAACCTTCAAGCCTCCAAGATCGTTTACACAACTCCTCAAACTGCTCTAACTTGTCCCATGCCTGTTCTAGCGTTGCTGAAATGTAAAGCGCTCTAAAATTCTTAAAAGTAGCCATGTGATAAGCAAGCACTGCAAGGCTCCAACTGGTCTTTAAATGACCTCTAGCGCACATTATGGCTGTGTGTGTGCCTTTGTTAAACAATTCTTCCCACTCTCTATGCATATCACCAAGCGGTACAAAGTCTGTAGGCTCCTGATCCATATAGCTCTGTAAAATAGACTCTGCAAACTCTCCCATCGTAAGTGGCTTCTCTGACGCTAAATCCAAAGCACTAGCAACTAACCTGGTTATGTCATTTTGATCTGCCTTGTACATCCCTTTTTTTCACTTCCTTGCGATTTACAGTTACAACCATGTCTTTAACACCTTGTTCTTCATAATATAACCAATCTGCAATATCATACAAGTTTTCACTTTCATAAACTACAACACCTTCTCTAAATATTCTGATCATAACAACATCTTCTCCGTAAAAGGAGCTTCATTTGCACTTACGAATCTAACTTCTAAGGGATAGAACATAGCTTTCTTCTTCAAACTGTCCATACTTTCTGTCTGATACACCTCATACACAATACCTGTATCTGCATCTATGACATCTGCACGTAATCCTGACGGTTCAAATATCGCCTCAGTGTAAAATTCATGGCCCCATTTCTTTAACTGAAAGCAAATCTCAAACTTTCTACTTACATGCTCTATAGTTTCATGCTCACTCCACCTCATTACGTTCCTATGTCTATTTGACATGCGCAATAACCTGCTTACTTCATTTCTCTTTTTCTGTATACTCATGTATCATCCTTGCTACTTTGTATGCGACCTGGGGGACAACTGCGTTTCCAAGTGCTCTAAGTCTCCCCACCCTATTGGAAACCCCATTAGCCACTCTACCCACGTTGGGTTCAACGTCCCACTGCCCGTTGATCTTACATTTGGGTGATTGCCTAACATTTTTTGCATTTTCCCATTCGGTGTCCCCGCTGCGTCCTCGTTTGCCGTAGGTGTCGGCCACATCTCCTGCAACGCTACCTCCGTGTTTAATCCTCTGCCTATCCTCTTGAACTGACTCGCCTTTGCGTATACTGTGCTGTCCGCTACTGTTGGTGTGGGCCACAATAAAAACTCTTTTTCTCTTGTGCGGCGCTCCAACACCACCCGATCCTCCCGCTGGAAACATATCCCAGACAACATCATACCCGCCCTCGGCCAAGTCCCTGAGTATTCCTGCAAACGCCCGTCCAGAGTTTGCTGATAAGAGTCCTGGGACATTTTCAGCCACGACCCATCTTGGTCTAATTTCGCAAATGAGCCTGTAGAACTCGTCCCAGAGCCACCTTTCATCATAAACTCCACCACGTTTTCCTGCTGTGGAGACTGGTTGACAGGGGAATCCTCCACATAAAATGTCAACTGGCTCGACTTCTGCTCCTTTAACTTTGTAGATGTCTCTATATCTTTTTGTATTCGGCCAATGCGCTTCAAGTACCTCTCTACAGTACTCATCTAGCTCCACCTGCCATGCACACTCAAATCCCGCCATGTCCATACCAAGATCAATACCGCCAATACCACTAAACAAACTGCCATAACGTAACTCATTTGCGCCCACCGATCAAATCTCCTACTACTTTTGTATTACACTTTACACAACCTAACGTAGGCCGTCCTTTTTTCTCAGGCGTGTAAAACACTGTCTTGTGCAACTGCCTATGCTGTATCTCATATATCTCACCACAACTGTGGCAGCTAAAACGCCACTTCATGCGCCACCCATCAACTGCAAACAATGCTTGCATGTTATCAAGGCCGCCCTGCGGCCCCGCATTTTCCTATACTCTTGCTCTGTACACTCATATCCACATAATGTCATTTTTGTTGTCTCACTTGCTGCATGTCGCTTCCTCATAATTTTTTTCTTAATAAATCCCTATACGATTGTACCCCTAACCAAAAACCAGATACAAAAAATACAAACATCAAGAATATAGCTAAAAAAGTATTCATGCTAAATCTCCATACGGATAATAATCACAATACGGGCACTTGTCTATGTCTACAGTTTCTACTACCTCACCACAGCCATCACATTCTACCAAACCACTGCCATCTACAAAATCGTCTATACTTTCATTCATTGCGACACTCCTGACAAAAACCACCATGATCCTCTACATCTATTGGCGTTATAACCATACCACACGCCTTACACCTCCACATCTGACTCTCCTAACATGTCTTTCAACATCTCCTTCATCAACAACGTAAAAATATTCAAGCCCGTCTCAAAAGCCTCTAACTCCTTATCCTTGTATTCCATAACATTGTCATTACGGATCTTGATCGCATGATCAATTAACTCATTCAACTGAACTACCCAAGCATGTAAACTATTTGCCATCTTTCTCCTCGTATTGTCCCATTACCCAAATATGCAGATCATCCATAGCTGCATGATAACCTGTCAAGTAATCCTTCAAACTAGCATCACCTATAGGACCCCAATCCTTGTCATGTATATCATCAACCAACCCTGCCTTTTTGCGCTTCGCAAAATTTAACACCTCTACCTTGCGTATCTTCATCTTAAGATCCTCACTCGTCCATACCCTACCGTACTTCTTACCGTAGTTCTGCGCCTCGTCAGCACTCATCATATTCCCTCCATTTATTATCTAACTCTTCCTTTACTGCCTCTAACTCTCGAAGTGCCTCTATGCGCCCTTTAACTTGTTCCCAACCTTTCTTAAGAATATTGTCAATATTCTCTTTTACTAAAATATACTCTGTCTCTACGTTTGCTGCAACAGTCTCAAGGCTCTCTAACATATCACTCATTTTCTAAACCTCCTAAATCTATTCAAAACCTTAAGCACCTGTATCTTATGCTTCCAACCCCTATTGCGCTTTCTACCACTCATAGTATATGCCCTCTTACTCTTCATTCTTCACCCCTCAGTAGCTTAATGTAGCGCAACAAAAAATTCTGCCGTAGCATGTTGTCCTCTATTGTCTCATCTAACGCCTTCTTTATACATCCCGTAACATGCTCGATCAACTCCTCCTTCTCCTTCTCATTCTCTACCCACTGCTCCTGCATCTTAGTCAATGTAGCAAACTCGTGCGCCCTTATGTCCGCACCATGCTTGCCTCGCATCCTCTCTAAAAACTCCTGGCGTACCTCCTCTACCTCGCCTATCATATTCTTCATATCAAGCTTAGCATCTGCCACAGTTTCAGTCATAACCTCATGCTCCATAGTGCTTCGCTCCTCGTCCCAGCCATATCTCTTGACCCATCTGTCTACTGTAGTATGTGCCATAGGAGGATCGAAAGATCCGTGCTTGTTAACCTCCCTAGCTACCTCTCTTGTATTCATACCCTTCAAATACAACTTAAACGCAGCCTGCCTGTCTGCAAGCGTATACTTGCGGTTCAGCTTACCCTTAGCCATTCCTCTTACTCCTCTCTACATGCATCCATATGGCATCCCATATCTCGTCTGCAAACGTGCTCTCATTTTCTTTGCATATCATATCTAACTCATCCCAAAGCTCATTCCTCGCATCATCACGTCCTGGTGTGATCAAATACGATTTTGGCTTCTCTTTATTCTTTGCCCAAGGCATAACAACACAGTGGCTACCCGTATATATATCCTTCCTATAGCACATTTTTCTGAAAAAAAAATTTAAGGCAGAGAGACCCCCTCGTAGGAAATTTTGATACAATTTATAGACAAAGGTAGTCCCCAGAAAGGTGGTACCCCCTAAACATACAACCCCCCTATTTTCCTGGATAACCTAAAAGATCGATTGGGGTTTTGGGATCGCTGACCTAAACGTCTATGAAAATCCAGGCTCCCAGATCTGGCTTGGCAGACCTGAAAACCCACGCCCGAAAAAAAGAATAATAGTTTGGTGCACAATGTACCCAGGTTTAATCTTAGACCTTACAATTTGACCGTAGGAAGTTTATATATACAAAAGCCTCTGGGAGTATATGAGCTTAGGACATTCTAAGAGGTGCAAGCAACCTAAAAATGCTGCTAAACCTTGTATAAGGTGCAACCCCGATAAAGTGACTTATTACACTACTAAATTGTATTGTGATTATTGCGCTGCTAACTATCCAGAGTTTACATTAGGAGATGAATAAATGGTTAAATCAATTAATCCTTATGTTTCTGTTAAAGGCAATATTTTGGTAAGTGCTTGCTGTGGTTCAGAAATGGCTTATAGAGTTTCTGATAACTTTGCCCTGGATATGTGGGATTTCTGCCCTCAATGTTTAGACTCTAATTGTGAGACCTTAGAAGTTAAAGAATCAGAATACAATAGGAATATTTACCTAAATGATAATGATGAATTTGAATATGAAGGTTATGATTCTAAGACCTTCCAAATTATTCCAAAATGTCTAAGCGTAGCTTTCACGATGGCTTGCCCTTACTGTGATGAGGTCGAGAATATAGAACCAGCCAAGAACGTTGAACAGTTCGAAGATTCGACTATTTGGGCCTGTCATGAATGTTGTCATTTTTGGGAAGTAAACGAAAATGGAGAAATCACGACCGAGGTCGAAAAATGAATTTAGACCTTGGAGAAATTGCCGCAGTAAATGAAGCCTGGGTTAAACTCTGGAAGTTAAAAGAAGGCTGGAGAAATGGAGAGTTAGACGGAGAAGAGGCAATGTACGAAATTGAGACTCTAATGGATGAGGTCGGCCAATGAAGGACCACGAACTATTAGACATCATTATGGAGAATTTAGAACCTGATGGTGGAGGCGGCCATTATGATGGTTCGAATGAATTATTACCCTGGAGTTTCTCAGCGGATGAATTAACGCCGACCGAGGTCTTAATATTAATCAAAGCTTGGAACGGAGAGGGTAAAGTTTGGAGTTTCTCAGATTGTAAAAATGAGGATTCCGTTAAAGGTGGTTATACTTACATAACTGAATTTCAACGGGGCATTTTTTGCATTGAGATTACTGAAAACATGGGCTTTCATAGCATTGAAAAACTGTATCAAATGCCGCCCCAATTTTAGACCTAAACCCAGGACCTGAAATTAAGACCATAAATTTAGGTTTTTTTCATTGGTTTTTTTCGTTGGTTTTTTCAGGTCTTGAGAGCCAGATCTGGGCCGCCTGGTTAGGGTCTGGCTAACCCAGGACCCGCCAAAATGTTAAAATTTGGTGTTATTTAACCCTTAGAGATGCGCATTTTTGATCGAAAATTCGACCTTAAAAGGCATAATCCAGGGTTGTAGCATTTAACCCTTAGACATTACTATTACGGGATCTGGATTTTTATTTTTTACCAGATCATATATTACTACTATTATTATTTTTTTGTTAAGTACCCTGGGGCCATGCTTCCAGTTAAGTATATATATACACTTCCTATACTTATAATTATGAGTTTAGACATTGAAGGGGCCCCGACCCTTAAAAAATCGGTAACACATGCAAAACATAAAAGAGACCTTACCTGTAAAGAAAGGATAAAAGAAAGCTTACTTTCTAGGGGTGAAGATTTCTTAAGGTTTATGAATGCTGAGGATGAGGAAACCCAAGAAGAATTTGATTATTATGGTCTACATATTGGCATGGTTGGAATGGGTGCCTATTCTGATATGACCGAACCATACTTAAGATATCAATTAAGTACAGGCGGCCCAGGTGATGAAATAAACTTTTATCAAAATGGAAAAATTGAGTATAGGTTTTTGGATTGGTGGGACGGTGCGACCTTAAACATTAGTGATCTTGATTGGGCCCAGTGGTTAAGGGAGTATTTCCAGGATTGTGGTTTATTAACTAATAAACGTTTTTTTGAGGCATGGGAGCCTTGGGAGGAATAAATGCCGAATATCAATAATTTAAATGAGTTTCAGATAAGGTCTTTACTTACTAAAAACTATATGAGCGAATTTGATTTAATAGAAGATTATGATATTACTTTTAATCATGATGGTTCTAAGGCTAATATTGTAATTGATTTTAAAGAGGTGAATAAATGAATAAAGATTTTAATAAAGAGGAACTTGAGGTTTTATGGCACCTGGTAGTTGATGAAATGGAATTTCAAAAAATGAATTATGACGAAGAAGTTTATTATAAATTAAAATCATTACTTAGAAAATTAGAGGTGAATAAATGAATAAAGACCCATATCTTAAAACGTGTTTAGACTGTGGTCATAAATGGAGACAATCACATTTCGATATATACTGTATTAATTGTAGGTTAAGCCATAGGTTAGGTATTACTAACGAGGGATCTAAAAAATGAATTATCAAGATAGTTTTATTTGTGTTAAGTGTAAACAAAACCATTTTGTCCAGGGTCGGTGTCAAAAATGTTTTTTTGATACCTGTGAATGCTGTAGGGATTGATTCAAAAATCTAGGGTCTTTAAATATAAAAAGCTCTCTAAGTCGTTTTTGGAGACGTTACTTAGGGAGTTTTACCAGGTTAATTCATAGCCGCCAGGCCAGATCTACGGTTTACGGTCTTTTTTATTTATAAAGAAAAGACCCTTAAACCCTGACCGAGCCCCTGACCAAGCCCCTGACCGAGCCTTTATACCTGGATAACAAACATAAATTGACCAGGTTAGGATCTGGTTATTGTATTATATGCCGTGCAAATCTTGAGTGGATTTTGCATTTAACCCTTAGCGAGGCCCCTGGCTGAGGATTTACACGCCACAACAGCCTATTTAGGGCACCCCACATTTAACCCTTAGAAGCATTCTATTGATACTTTTTCTTCTTATCTACCACTTCTCTGCCTAGTCCTACCTCTTCTGGATTGTTTGGATCCCATAGGGTACGGGTATTCTTTCTATTCATAACATAACCACATCTAAAACATTTCCATGATTTATGTTTTGCCTCCCCCCCCCTACTCTGACCACACTTAGGACATTTGATCAGTACAAACTTCTTCTCATTTAGTCTTGGATTAATTCTCCGCAATCTAAACACATCCATCCTTCGCCATCACATACCTGAACTGCATGCTTACACATCTGTACCCTCTATTGCATCTTTCTCTACCTGTAGACGTTTCTTCATTTGCATTACTCGATATACGTCATTTAAGTATCTCTCTGCCCTTTTAGCAGCAGCAGATAGATCAGTGAAACTATTGCCCACTTCTACGTGATGTTCAATCAACTGCTGGAGATCCATGTCCATTAACTCATGTAAATATCTACGGTCAAACTTTTCCCACATCTGGTGGAACTCTTCCTTTCTTACCATAGTTCCCCCTGAGGGGAGATAGAGTGTTTCATGAGCTTAAACAATTCATTGTAAAAGAACGTGTGCAGATCTCCTGCACCACCATGCCCTATCTCTAGCATATTAATCCGACTCCTGCTTATTAAGATAGTCCTGCATCACCTGACTCTTTAATGATTCAAATAATTTATCTTCATCTACTTCTGGTTCTTTAAGTACTTTCCTAGGCGTAGGTTTTGCTGGAGGCTGTTTAACAGGCGGAGCTTTAGGTGCTGATGACTTACCATCTATTTCCTCTGTAGCTGCCATTAACGCCTCTCTAAACAGTATCTTTGCACGCCTTAGCTCCCATTTGTATGCTTCCATAGCTTTCTCAGTATCCATTGCTGTTTCATGTGGTAGAGTAAACGTAGTCTCTATATCTGCTCTAACAGATTCATACTGACGCTTGGCTTGTTTTGTACCGCCAAGTTTGATCGTAATGTCTTTAATCATTCCATCTCCATGTATCTTCTGATATGCCATGCCTGTGATGCATGCTTTCCTACCCAAGCTTCATACTTGGTTATTTCTTCTAAGCTCATTTTTTTCATTTCTTCTTTTGTTTTGAATTTCATTTATATCTCCTAATATCTATCACCATATTTGCTGATACTAACCCTTCCATCTTTTTACCATTCTCATCATATAAGTATAAATTATACTTATTCAATATAACAGGATCATCTAATACACAATCCTCACACACTATCCCTTCACAGAACTCCCAGAAATCTTTTACTGGTTGATTACATTCTATACACTTCATAATAACCCCTTTACTAAGTTCTTGTATTCTCTTATTTGTTTTATCATCTTATCTGATGCTCTGTCTATCCTACACTTCCTACAATACTTGTGATGTCCCTGTGTAGGAGTATCTAACCTAACTATCTTTCCTTCCTTCTTACAAGGCAAACAATTGCTATAAGGCATCAGTCCTCCATTATTATTACAGATCCCTGAAAACAAGTATTGATATCTACAACACCATGCTTTCTCTTAACTGTACAGTGCCTACACCTACCTTCTATTGCTCTATCCAACTCAGGCAATACATCACCACAGTCTGAACAATACTCTATCTTTGCATGTAAATTAGCGTGAAACTCCATCAGTTGTCACCTGCCCAATCTCCAATGTCATCTGAACGAATCTTACGCTTCTTCCTTACATCAGGATCCGTTGGTTCAAACACCCTATCCTTATTCTGTATCTGTCTCCTTACTCTTACCATTGTAGATTTGTCTGGTGATATGGTAAGTAATTCCCACAACACATCTAAGAAAATATACTTGTCTATACTTTTACTGAGATCCGTCTTAAGGAAGTTCTCCTTCATTATCTCATAATACAATAGCTTGTCGCTGTTCCTGGTCTCAGGTAAGTTTCTAAGAAATCTAATAACAATGTCCTTGACCTTGTCAAATTCCTTGATTGTTCTGTCCTCGTCTTTCGGGTTTGATTGATTTAAGCCCATACTTATCTATTAAAAGTACGTCTATATATACTTGGTGGAGCTTATCTTTGTACTAATTCTAACAGCTTTTTGGTACTTATAGATCTCTTGCCTAAAGCTAATTTTGTAACTATGTTTTGAGATATTGTAATTTGTTTTTCTATTACTGGATAAAGTTCTTTAGTTCCAATTAATGGGCTGCTTATCTCTACTAAATCTCCTAGCTGAACCCACTCTCCATTTGTTATTTCTACTTTGTAAGTAATGGTTGGCGTTTTAAAGTTTTGAACTATTATGTAAGCAAACTCTCTCATTCTATTTAAGTTGTTTGAATCAAAGCTAAAACTCTTTGAAAAAAGACCATGCTTACTTATTGAGGATTCATCTTCAAGCGTAACGTTTTTACTAACGTCATCTTTAGAAAATACTGTAACACTGTTGATTATTGTTGATGAGTCTATCTGCCCTACTAAACCATCTCCAACTACGTTTGATTCATTTGGACCTATCTTTAACACAGGCTCATTACGCTTATCGAACCTGTTTGGTGCAAAGAACTCCATTTTTTTACCTTTTCTTATTGCATAATAAAACTGAACGAATGGTAATGGATCTGACATGTAAGCGTCTTTACCTGAAGTAGAAGATATGAATGCAGGAGTATCTGTAGGATTAAAACTCATAAGCTCAAATAATTTATTTAAAAAAGAACCCCGTGTCTGTACTCCATAGATGTTAAAATCTGGACGTAACTTTCCTTGATCTTCAGTAATCAAATATTTAGTTGTTTCATTTAAAAGTGTTATGTCTATGTCTTTATAATCACAAATATCCTTAGCAACAAAATACATGTCTTGACTTCCATAGTCTCTCCATTGTATGTTGGTTGAAGTAGAAGTTGACAGTTCAGATACTAAATCCATAGCGGTAATAAATGTCTCTTTTAGACTAGGCCTTATTACTTTAATTTTACCGTGAAAATCGTTAGGCAATACTACTGGTTCTGCTCCTTGTGTTGTGCCTTCCTCTACAGTGATCATCTTGTTGGCGTACGCATCTGATAAACCAAAGTTAATTTTTATCACACTACCAATACTCAGGGACTCTAGTGTCTGCCTATTTTCAAAACTTAAAGTCGCTACCCGTGACGAATTTACTTTATGCTTGAAATCTAAAGAAGTAATGCCTGATACTTCTATACCATCTATTGTTACTCTTATATTATATAATTCGTTAACGTATTGATTAACACCATAGTTTGTTGGCACTTCACACCTCTTCTCCAATCACAAAGAACGATGCTGATACTATTTGATGTTGTAAATTAACAGGATCCCTGTTAACCGTAAATGACTCCAACTTTAACCTGTACTTTACCCATGTTGTAAAATTGCTGTCATGGTGTTGATAGATAGCATAGTTGTATGAATTGTTAAGTAACCTGTATATTTTTGTAAAACCTGTATCATCAATTACTCTTACAGTCATACTCAACTTAGGTAAACCGTGACTTGTGTGTACTGCACCTGGAGGGTATCGCCTTTCTCCTAATGGCATTACCGCATTGATTCCTCCTGATCTAGTTAAAGAGGCATTTTCGATAGCTATGTTGCCTGAATCACCAAGTGCGTTTAAGTCCAAACTTGTAACATCTCTAAACACGGTTCTCATATTAGCTGCAGCTCCACCTACACCACTTAGATTGTCTGTAACATCTACTGATATGTTAGCTGTACCTGCTATGTTAGATGCTACTGAAATTGTTGGTTGTGTTGTAAATATCGTTGCACTTGTGTTGGTTTCACCCACTGGCAATTCTTCATTTAAATATATTGAATATGTAGAACTAACCTTCTCTATTTTTTGAATAGTATACACGCCGTCATTAGAACTGCTTTCTACAGTGATCGTGTCACCTGGCCCAAACCCTGCTGCTATGAAATCTATAGCTGTGCTCTCTATTTCATCTGCACCTGAGTTCTTAGTAAATGTAATGTTGCTAGATCCTGTTACTGAACATAGTCCACCCCATTTATATCCTGGAGAACCATTGTTAGAATCTACACAAAGGCGCTTACATATCGTACTGGTATCTAATGTACCGCCTACATCTATTGTTCCATCATTGTCTGAATCTGCTGCCAATAATTGATATACTTCCTCTGATGCAGATGTACTTGACTTAGTTGAGCAATGTATAATATCTATTTGTTTAAAGAATTGTTCCGTGTCTGCTGCTGAGCTATCGCTTCGTGCAGCATTCCCAAAAGCTCCAGCCGTGTCGTGCTTAAGATACCTTGATGAACCTGAAGACACTGTAGCCTTAATATATCTGTAATGTGAAAAAGTAATGTCTGTATCTTTTATTGGCGTTACATTATCATCTCTAAACGAAGCTAAACCATAGATCGTAAACACTGCATCTTGATAAGCGTCTGTATTACATCTCATAAATACTTTTTTGCTCTCGTTAAGTAAAGGCACATTGTTTATGTCTGTACATCCTTGAGTAAGAATTTGACTAGATTGAGGTTCACCAAGCCATTTATAATTTTTTATATATGCGTCAGCACCACTTGCTGTTGAATTTGCTGCTGAAAATATTACTGCTGAGTCTTTATCTAATGCTACATTTGCACTTTCACCTATTGATCTTGAGGAGGTTATTCTTGGTACTGGTAATGGTTGTTCAACTACTACTACTGGTTTAGGTCCATCATCTAAAACATAAGCTGTTGTATCTGGATCTGTATGTCTGCCTGCTTGTTTGATTGAAGTTCTAAATCCTGTTAAGCTGTCTACAAAAAAGAACTGTGGATAATATGATCCTGCCGTTGTATATCTAAATGATAACGTATGCTCATTGGCTGAAGTGTCTAGTTCAATTATATCAAAGTTTGATAAATCAACATTGATGTCATCTGTAATGTGGTCATTTGTTGTGCTAGTCCAGAATATGCCTATCTTGTCAAATTTAAGACCCGTGACTCTACTAGACCTAACTGTGATTGATACTTTCTCACCTACATCTACTTTACGCACTATAACATATTTATCGCCACTATCCCAATTATTAGCTCCACCTCCACTCATAGTGGCTGTAGCTGTGCTTTGTGTCACTGCACTTATAGTACCTGAACCTGCTGTAGATCCTGTTCTCTCTGTTAAGTTGTAAAGTGTATCTCCTACCTCAACTCCATTAGATACAAAGTTACCTCGTAACCAAGGCTCTGTTGCTGTAGTTGTGTCTGTAAGTGAAGCTGCACCCGAACCTGATGTTGCTTTGCCAATAAGAATCCAACTACAACTACACGAATGGCTAAAGTTACTTGCATCAGGATCCTCTGCTGTGTACGGATCATACCGTGTAACTGTCAAAGTGTTGCCTTTGGTAGATCCTGAAGCTCCTGAGTTATTGTTGTCCTCTGCAAAGAATATTAGTTTATTGTCGGTACCTGTTACACTAGTACTACCTGGAAAGAATAAAGTGCCTGAAGCTGGATTTAAATCAAAGAAATTATCATACACGTCCTTGTTTGTATCTGTAATTGCAATACCATAATTAGAACCTGATGTTCCTGTGTTATATGCTGGCGTACCACTTGCATTGTGAACTGCAACATATCTTACAAGGTCTTTTTCTTTGGGTTGTTCGATCAATGAAATATCGCAATTTCTAAAGTCTTCTCGTGGTACGGCTTGTATGTTTGGTTTAGATGGTGCGTCATCTTGATAATGTACTTCAACGTATGGTTTGTTAGCTGCTGCTGAATCATCTACATTGTAAACTCTAGCAAATGTGGCTGCTGTATCTAAATCTGTAGGATCAAGTGGAAAGCCTATTATGTCTACAGTTACGCCCCAATCAAACCCCACTGTCTTTGCACTCGACGGCCCTGCAATTCTTGTATCTTGTAAAGTAAAAGCATTCCAACCTGTCGTTAGTGATTGAAATCCTAATATTCCTGCTGTTCCGCTACCAAAATCTGTAGTAGTATCTACATCACCAGTGCTTATAGCTCCAGAAGCAGCCCAATCTGTTGAGCCGTCTGATGTTTTCCATGTAACTGCGTCATAATCTATAGCACTTGGGCTTCTAATTATAGGTCTCCAAGCTATTCGATGATTACTACCAGAGCCTCCAAAATTTTTTACTTTGAACTTTAACACTACTTTGTCTATTGTACCGTTTGCATCAGGTATAATTTCACCTGATGCTGTAGCTTTCGGGCCATCTGGAAGTGTAATTCTAAACATCGTATGCAAAAACTTATCTGCACTTGGTGATGTTCCTGGATTGCCTTTACCAAATGCTAACTCTGTGCCAGTTTCTCCACCTGATGTCCATATATTGCCCAAACCACCATCAACCACATCGTCTCCACTTGTACCATCATTATCGAAGTCACCTTCATATAATGATCTTGCTCCTGTAACAAGTGTAGTCGCATCTACATGAGAACCTTCTGACGGATCATATAATACAAATCTTGTCATTAGTCACCTCCTATTCCTGGAATAATACCAACTACTCTTTGTAACGGATCTATAACTGCTTCGGCTCCTGACGCAATACCTGCAAAAACTGCAATAGTATCACGACCTACTTGATTTACAGTTTGAAAAGCTCCTCTGACAGCATCTATTTGTTCTTTAAGACTTTTAGTTATTTCTTCTTGCTTTTTAAATAAAATAAATAATGTTGCAAAAACTGCAATGACTGCTATTATCGGCAACAGCAGTAGACCCCAACTTGCTGCAAGACTTGTATTTACAACCACAGATTGTCCTTTAACTGTATTTTCTACCACTTGTTGTTTTGCAAATATCATCGAGGTAACAGTAGCTATCTTTTGAATTGCAATTATTGTCTCAAGTGGACCTGTTGCAAGTTCAATAAAGCCTATATATCTATTAAATTCGTCTGCTTGATCTCTGGTAAATTTACCTGTTTGAACCATAGCTGCTGAAAATTTACGCGCACCTCCAGTTACTTGGTTTAAACCGCTAGTCAAACCTTCTAAAGCTACAATCGTAGTTATCAAATCTGCTTGTGTTTTTTTAGTTTTATTACCTAAATCTTCAATGCCCTCACTAGTATCTTTAAGTGTTTTAGACATTCCCTCATCTGATGCTTGCAATACTACTGCAACTGTATAATCGCTATCTGCCATACTGTGCCATCGTCTCCTTGTGTAGCTTATCCATCTCTGCCACTCGTTCTTGGTTTACCTTGTTAGCCACTGACATCTTTTGTGAAGTTATAGTGTTTACTTGCGCCATCAAAGTGCTGCGATCATAATCGTCCAAACTTGATACTAAAATACTTACTTCATCATAATTTAACTTAGGCTCGTCTAACATTTTTTCTAACATAGCTATGTACATAGGAAGTGCCTTTTTGTTAGCCATAGTCAATGTTGCTTGTTCGTTTTCTGAAAGACTTTTGCCTTTCATCATTTTGTTTATTACAGCCCTGTAAGTTGGTGCTTCTTTAACTAGCTCAGTTTTCAAATTGTAAAATCTATCTTCAAATTCCATCCACTCTTCTGTAGATAATCTTCTAAGGATCACTACAGGTGTTTGTTCTTTTTTCCAAGGTAAGTACTTCCTCCAGCCTGTGGGCTTGTGAAGGTGGGCTAAGCTCGGAAGTTCAAAGGTCCTACGTTCCCAGTACTCTTCTTGAACTTGTGCTATATCCACTATGGGCTGATTGATTTGCCCTCTGACCTTGACCATGTTTTACCTTAGAAATCGCCTGATATTGCATACTTACTGTAGTTAGTGTAATTACCTGCTCCATAAAATTGAATGGTTACTGTCTCAGTTACTTCTGTTCCTGCTGTGTAACCTGCTGTTCGTGTTAATATTCTACCGTTTGTAAGTGCTATAGATCCGTTAGTTCCAAAGTCTAACCTTACTAATGGCAAAGAAGTATCGGCCACCATTTCGTCATAGAATGTTTCATCCTTAGCAGTACTTGTAATCTCAAGCGTAATAATACTCTCGCCACGTGCTATGTCATTATTTTGTAATAGTTTTTTTGAACCGTCCACTCCTGTTGCTACACCTGGTAAAGGTATGTGTTGATTGTCTATAGTTAACTTTGCAGTCTTAACAAACGGCCAAGCTGTCATACTTGAAGGCATCATTGCTGAACCTCCATCTGCGTAAACTCCTTTTTGTAAATCTAAAGGACTAGATGATCCTGCACTACCTAAAATTGTTTGTGTACCCCAACCTGTATCTAAGTCAATCAAAGTTTTTAATTTTGTCAACGAATTGTTAGCATCTAGGGTCATGTCATATATTCCTGCCGTACCAAAATTAGAATCTAATATGCCTGCGGAAGTATAACCTAAAATATATTTTTCACCTACTTCAACATAACTGTTTGCAGGTCCATCAAAAGTAATGCCTTTTGACATTGTGCCTGTAGAATATTTAATTTCTACATCTGTTGGAAGGATCGGATTGCCAGTTGGCTCAGAAGGTAATGTCTGAGAACTGTAATCTCCAGTAATAAAATCTCCTGCAAATGTTCTAGCTGCGGTTCTAGTACCTGGTGTTGCTTCATCAACTACATAGTATGCAGTTGCATCAAAATTGATCGTAGCTGGCGCATTTGTCGTATAATCTAATTCCAATTCTGCTTTGTTAAATGCTACTCCTGATGCTAAACTTCCTTGAAAATTAGATGCCAATTCTTCTTCAGCTACTATGGCTATAGTTTGTATATCTGGACGTAAGTGAGCTGGACGTGCTGCACTGTCTATTGTAGTTTGTCCAATACATCTACCTAATAATGTTTTCCAACCATCACCCCACATGCCTATCTTAAGTGGAACCATAACATTAGTTGCACCTTTCAACACGTGTGGTGCTACAGAATATCCTATTGTAGATACTGCTGCATATTGATGATCTAGCATCCTAGGATCAAAGGTGTCCAGTAGACCAATGTGTGATAGTGCGCCCTCTGATTGAGTGTTTTTGCCTATCGTTGCATATCCAGTTTCCGTTTGGAAGTATGCGTTTACCTGCTGTGATTGCCGTATGTTTGTCATTATATCGCCTCAAAACTTATGATTTCCACATCAAGGACATACCTAAACCATCGCCTTAACTTGTCGGTCTGGTCAACCCGTGATACTGGTCTTACATAAGCATAATTGGTTCCTGGACTATTTTTTAGTGCCCTTAAAACCCTTACTATCTCTCCGTAAATCTGCCTGAGCCTTTCTCTACTCTTGGCTGTTGATATGTCAATAGAGAGCCTCCAAATGCCTCTATCAAGTCCGTTACCCACTGCTTGCGCATAGTGGTTTCCTGCAATCTCGTATACTCTTACAAGATCTTTGCTCTTTATATTTCTCTTACCTAAATCCCAAGATTCATCAATTAGTGGCTTTGAACCTCCATTAGATCCCGTAACTGATGTTGATGCGTCTGTACCTGTTGCATAATTTGTATCTATAAGTGATACAAGCGTACTTACTGGATCCTCTATGCCTACAGCTACGGTCAAGGAGTAACCATGCCAGTCCCAAATCCGCCAATAGCTCTCGCCATTGCCATAGACCGATCAATTCTGTGATGATCTTTCAGGATTTTCATCCCCATCTCTTCAAACTTCTCAGACTTAGTTCTGTTATCCATAGAACCTTCTGTGGTTTGTGATATGTTCAAATCATCATTGGCAACTATAATAGATGCCGTAAAATAAATTGTAGCCAACCTTATGTCGCTAGGGGTCGTTGCTGTTGCATACTTATACGATACATAAGCATCTACGCCCTGTGGACTACTATTGACCATGTTAAAAGTAGAGTAATTATCTATATAGATTATACCCTGCTGCGTGTCGACAAATAGATTCTTACCCGTGTCTGTGACCGAACTACCTAATGTTTTACCGTTGTCAGAATCTAAAAAATCAACATAACTACCGCCTGTCCATAGCTTGACGTTACCATTAGTCTGAGCTAATGAAGGGGTTGCATGTTGTGAAAATGTAAGTATAGGATAATGTCTTAGTTGCATTCTACCTCGTAAGTTTACTACATTGGATCTAACTCTTTGTACTCTTACTCTTTCGTCAACTACTTCTCTTGCCTTGGCTGTTGACCATGCATGGTCTGTAAGCTCTTCAACTCGTGACTCTGCTAGATCAATAAATGTCTCAACTTGACTTTGTGTTGGAGTAGTTGCAGGACTATCTGCAAAAGCCTCAACCTGCATGAAAGCAGAAACGTCACCGTGAGTACAATAGCTTGGCATTACAATATCCTACTGAGGGCCGTGTTCATTAACTTTTCGCCAGTAGTTGCTACAACCATACCGTTCATGTCAATAGGTTGTCCTGCCATGTTCCAGCCGATTGCACCTACAGGTAACGTAGTGTATCCTTGTTGTGTTGCCAATGGTGGAGGTCCTCCGCCATTTGCTGTATAATATTGTTCTCCATTAGCCAACTGGTCTATCTGTGGAGGTGGCATTTGCCAAGGCTGTGGTGCTGCTGCTGCTGCGCCAGTTCCTACTCCAAACCATGTCCAAGGCTTAAACATACTTGTTCCACCTTGCATTGGCATCTGTTGTCCATATGGGTTCATTTGCCCCATTGGTTGTTGATATGGATTCATCTGTGGTTGGGTTACGGCAGGAGCTTGTTGGAGTTGACCATCGCTTCCATAAGGATTCTGCCAATTCAATACGCTATGATGTG